AATCTCTCCACTCCATTGGCATCTAGACCGTTTGTTTCCCTATATGTAATTGTTACAAGATTACCATCTGTTAGTGCTTTACCAATATCGCCATTACCAAACACTACTTCAAATAAATGGTCTTCGGCCCCCTGTACAAAATACACCTCATCAGCATTGTCTAAACCAAACAAAAACGTTTGTTTATTCCACTTTGTTTCTACTGTTGCTGTATTTGATTCTTTTACAGTTACATTCAACGATTGAATATCAACATTAGCTGACTGGAGCATATAGCGAGCAGTTGCATTTGCAACAAATACTTCTTTAATTATATTGCCTTCATAAACAGCCACATTAGCTGCTTTATAGATACCGCTATTTGCTCTGATAACAATTGCTTCATCTGTAGTAAAGAAGTATGTTGTATTGTCTTCTGTTCTACCATTAATTTCATAATACTTTGGAATTGTAATTGAATCTGGTGCATCTGTTGGCACAATTGTTAGATCAACATAGGCAATAGCAGATGTTCTAGAACGAGGAGTGTAGTTTAATTCCTTAGCGTGGGAAACAATTGATTCTCTGAGCTGAGCAGTATCCAGGAACATCTCGCTACCAACTAAGTTCAGATATACACCATTCATGTATGTGTTATAGGCAAGAAGGTCAAGTAGAACGGCCATGTTTGACCCTTCAAAATCATAGTCCTTAAATTGCTCTTGCTGAGATAGGAATGTTTTCAAGCTAGACTTATAGTTTTGTAGGTCTAGCTCTGATGTTGTTAGGAATCCATTAGCCATGTTATCTTACCCTCTCTAGAGCAACAGATAAAACTTGAGGTTGTTCTACTGAGTTGATTCTGAATTGTATTGTAACTTCATAGGAATTTCTATCATAATCTGGAGTAGCAACCACGCTATCTAATATTGCTCTTGGCTCATAGTTTTTAATTGTATCTGTAATATAGTCTTCTAGAACTGTCGTAGTTAAAGCTGAAATTGGCTCAAACAGTAATGCTCTAATATTACCACCAATTTGAGGGTCCAGCAATCTTTCATATCTGTTGGTTAAAACAAGACTTTTGATTGCTCTTTTTACGCTATCTACTTCTGTGATTCTATTAACATCACTATTGAAAGGATTTTTGCCAAAGTTGATACTCAGATCAGAATATCTGACATTTCTTTTCAGGAAAGAAGAAGTAGTTTTTGTATAGCTAGACATATAAACCCTCTATATCAAGGTTATTTATATTAACCATTTGCAAATACATTTGGCGACCCTTCAGTGATAGTATTTTGCTCTGGTGTGCCTGTACCATAATGATCATCCTTTCTTCCTATTTCTTTATTTCCTATAAAGACGTTAGGCGAGTATTTGTCGAGTACAGATTGATCTAACTCACATCCCTTTCTTTTATGGGGAGCTATCTTATTGCCTCTAACAACAATTAATTTGTTATTGGAAAACACTGAGCTGGAGTTCACCTCATTAACAGCTGTGTTAACAGGATTACCGCAGCGGGTACCTGTACCAGTTGGGGAGTATACTCTATCATCCTTTCTTGCTACAGCTGTCATCCTAGTCTTGCCCCAGGCTTCAAATCAACAAACTTATTACGAGCATAGATCTTAGGAACACTCCATGTTGCCATTGGTAGTCCATGGGTAACACGCTTACCACTAGCATCTTCTTGATACGCAATATGCAACCAACCTGGACCACCTCCACTTAGGTTGTATTCTAAGAAGAACTGCTTGGCAATCTTACCAACAATTGGATAAACTTTTTGTGCTGCCTCATATGCCGTCATACCATAGACATTCATATCACACGCACATCCTATATTGTGGTCCGACTTTTTATTTGATCCACCACCGGATAGCTGAACGTCAGGAGTTCTAAATCCAGAGGTTATGCTTACCTTAATGCCAGCAGCAACAATTGGCTCCATAATGTTTTCGGCATGTTTAACAATATTACATAAGATATCAGCCTTAGTTAGACCCTGCTGGTCTTGTAGTTTTCTAGTTCCATTTTGTGTATAATCCGCAAGAGTAAAGTTTTTAGATACTCTGACTTTTTTATAATCATCAAGCAGTATGATGGATCCACACTTAACCTGTTTTTGCTCGCCACCAGCTGGGGGAACAGCTGATGAGCCTTCAACTGGAGGTGTATTATCAGCTGGCACTAAGCCATTTGAAACAATAACATTATTGTATTCCTCAAGAGACTTTTCAATATCATCATCAAATGCATAAATTTCAAATACAGTTGGACCACCAGCCTTAGACTTAGTGATAACTGTTGGAGCTTCCACTGCTCCTAGAGGCTTTGCAGTTGGCTTATTGAAGTGAACCTGACTACCCTGCAGCTCTACATTACCACCTGAATAGAGAATTGTTGTTCCACCAGAATCAATATTTGTTGCCCCGCCAACTGCAACATCAAAGTTGCCACCAATGTCCATTTTTAAATTACCACCAACTCTCCATGTGGCATCACCACCTGTTGAAATATTTGTGTTGCCACCTGAGAGGATATTGACAGCACCAACAACAGATAAATTCATGTTGCCGCCAGCATATACATTCTCATTTTCAAATATAACGTGGTAGCGGTCCTTGGCACTTCTGTGGACAATAGAACCATCTGGATGAAACTCTACAAACGATCCCTTTCTGTGAAATATTTGAATACGCTCAGCGTTTGGTGTGTCATCTAATTCAAACACGTGGCCGGCATCTGTTTCCATAACATGGTTTGCTGGATATCTAGCGTCAAACTTTGAAGCAGGCTCTGCAAACTTAGAACCATCGGCAGCTGGAATATTAGATGTTGCTGTGGCTCTTGAAAAAGCTACGGCGTTTCTATCTTGGGTACCAACTTCACCTCTAGCGTGTCTTGGGTTTGTTCCTTCTCCAACAAATTTTGGATGAACGCCAGCAGGATCATAGAACCCCTCGTTAGGGTTAGCTGGCGAATCTGGTTTACCTACAATTGAACCAAGGACTACTGGCTGCTGGGCCTGCTCACCATCAACAAAGAACCCCACCACCCAATCGCCCTGGTTAACCATGGGTGAGGACATCTGGGCAGTGGAGGACACGAAAGGAGCCCATGGCAAGTTGCCAGTTGGCATTAGAGTCTTATCAGCTGTATGGTAACCAATACAACGGACCCTTACTCTATTAAGCATCTCTGGATCATTGATGTCTTCAACGACACCCATGAACCAAACCATATTTTTAAAACTTGATTGACCTGTTTCCATATTATTGCTTTGGTTTAATTAAATTGCTATTTGTATCTCTTCTAAAGTTGGATATATCAAACTCATATCCATCTTTGAATAAGTCCAGAACTGTTTCATATGTACCAGCATCTAAAATAACATGCATGACGCTACCAACTAAAAATTTACCATTTAAAAATGGATCTCTCTGCTCCTGGTCAGATGCATCCGATTGAGCTGCTTTTAATTCAACAACATCCCCAGGTTTTATTCTAGTATTACCTAACACTCTACATGATATAACAGTTTGATTCATTAGCTGGTACTGTGCTTCAGATGGCCCCCTCTTTAAGCTGATAAAATCTTCTTGTTGATCATAAGATTTGCTACTGCATCTAGGAAAAATGTTTTGTTCCTCATCAGTTACGCGCTTGTCATCTCCAACAAGATTATCAATCTCGTCCATATCAATTGCTAGGTTCTCGCCCATCAAAAGAATATCTCTATAGTTTTCTTTCAACTTGAATGACTTTTTTTCAATCTTTCTTGATATGAAATCAAATGTTAGAGTTTGGTTCTCAAGTGCACCACTTTCTATTTTTTGTCGTTGGTCACCTATTGTTTTAACCTGATACTCTAAAATTCTAAAGTAATCCTCTTGTTTAGAGTCCTGGCTTCTATTTTTATCCGCTGGAATAATGTAGTTAAATGTATTGGCGTCTTGTACAATCTTTCTTAATGATTTGTATATCACACCTTCTCTTGTTTCGTAAAAGAAAAAGTTATTATCTCCAGCTTTGTTTGATGGGGATACGGCCTGGCTGTTTACTCTTTCAATAAAATCAAATGGTTGGAGCGATGATGCGGATATATTAAGGACACCAAATGTCTCTTCAATGTTGTTTGCACTAACTTTACCTGGCTCAAGCTCAAAGAACTTCTCGCAAACTTGCATTATGATATCTGATGCCTTGGCGGAAAAAGACCTTTTAATTTTTGATTTAAGGCCAGTAAAGCCTATCTTAGACACTGCTCTAAATGTAAAGATCTCACCTTTACTACTAACTAATTTTGTACTTGCACCAAGAGATTCAACATAGAAATCATTTGTTATCATGTCCTCTAGTGGGTCGCCTGGCTCTTTGAATAAATCAATCCTAATGATGTCGCCGGCCTGGAGACCAGCTGATTTAATAAAGCCAGCACCATCATAGATCTGACCTTCACAATACATAAACTTCGAAAACATTCCTTCAAAAATAGAAAATCTCTGTAAGTATGTTGTAAAGTTGAACTCAGCTTTTGAGTTGTTTGTATTCTTGACTAATAGTGCTCTATATCCAAACTGGTCTACTTGTCCTTCATTAATAACAAAAGACTGAGCCACTACACCCTGTTGACTCATACTCTATTAACCTTTTTTAGTATCTTTTCTAGCTGTAGAGAAACATCTGCAGCTATTGATCTATCAAGTAGTCTAATTCTTCTTTTTTCCTCATTCTTGTATAATTCATAGTCATAGTTAGATGTTACTGTCCACCCTATTCTCTCTGCGTCTGAGATATTTTCATAAGTTGTTTTTGTCATCCAATATGAGTAATCCGGATTGCGGTAATAGGCTCCTTCAGCAAGATTCATTGCTGCCAATACACTACCATACTTGTTAGTAATATATTGATTAAAAATATCATCATCCATTGGCCAATCGTAATATGGATCTACAATTTCATTAATTAAGAAGATTAACCAAACATATTCTACAGATCCATAATAGTCATATGCAAGGGATGTTGGGGTCTCACCAGTCTTAATTGTATATGGATAGAAAGCATCATATGACTGAATCAGCTCTTTGCTGACACTGCCTTTAAGAATGATATTCCTGACTGCATGTTTGCCATACTGAACAACCGGAAAGTTTTTAAAGTAATTAATTGCCATTATTATTCTCCTGGCAATACGTAATAAGTCTTGCCGCCAATGTTTTGGGCAACAACACTTGCTGGATTCTTTTGGTATGCATCATATGCTGCCTGGCTCTTAAAGTAACGATCTGGCTGGCCTGATTGCTTAACAACTGCCTTGAATTCTCTTTGGGTGACCGTACCTTCTGTAGTCTGACCTGGTAGCTTGTAATAAACCTTACCACCAACATTTTCAGTAACAACGCTTCCTGGGTTTGCCTTATAAGCATCGTAGGCAGCTTGGTCTGGAAAGTATCTTGTGCCTTCAGGTAGCTGTACCTGAATTGGTTGAGGTGTTTTTGTTACAAGAGGAGCTGAATTAGCAACACCATTATATCTTGCTGGAGGATTACTTGTACCTGATCTTAATTTATTACCAGGCTGTTCAGCATTTGGTACTGATTCATTACCTTCAGGAGATGAAGGACCACTCAAATTATTAACATTAGCAAACTCGTTTTTATATGATGATCTTGTTAGCTGTTCAATTTCACTCAATTCAATCTGTAGTTCAACAGCTTGGGGTGCACCAACTAGTTTACT